TTCTTTTTTGATTGTAATACCAGTTACAAACTCTTCAGCAAATGCAAGATAAGGTGCAAATCCAATACCACCTTGGTCTTTATTACTTTGTGGTGGAACAGAAATTATCTGAACTGGATTTTTTATGTTCAGATCATATTCATCAGTATAATCCAATGTGCAGAGAATTGTTTGTTGTGTTTTAAATGTTACGCATTTTATTTGACTCATATGGACACTTTCATAGAAGATTCGAGGACATCAACAGTCACCCATTTTTTAGGAAATAACATCTCACGACCACGGAAGTCGGCAATGTCATATGTAGGATCATCAACAAGACCAACTAACTCAACCTTGCTGTCGAACTCACGCAAAAACAAATCATACTTATATGCTTTAGGGTATTTTGAATTTGTTTCAACGATTTGCTTTGCTACTTTTGTGGTACTAATCATGTAAACTCCATAAAATTAAGACTATAAACAGTATATCAAGACTCTTGTTGTTTGTCAAGTTTATACACATTTGTACCGCATTTTTTTAAAAATTCAATACCGCCATTTGCCCGTGGGTAACCATTACGGTAATATACTTCTTTGATTCCTGCTTGATATATGATTTTAGCACAATCTAAGCAAGGTTCGTGAGTAACAAATAGTGTTGCCCCTTCAGAAGAATTGGTAGATCGTGCAATCTTTGCCAGAGCATTGGTTTCTGCATGGAGAACTTCAGGTTTGGTTTTCTTTCTTGTCCAACCGTGAGCAGTTTCGGTAAAACCATGCTCAATCAACCATTCTGGAGTAGCATGGCATTCGTCTTTCAAGATATATTCAGTAACTTCACAGTTATTATCCCAACCGCTTGGCATACCGTTATAACCAATACCTATGATGGTATTGTCTTTTACGACTACGCAACCTACATGAAGTCTAGTTGCTGATGATAATTCGGCATAAACTTCTGCTGCCTGCATGTGTGCTTTAATAAATTTAGTTTTCATATTATAAGTAAGTGCTCACTTCACGTATAGCATTCTGACGATTTTCTTCGGCGACTATTTCGAATTCGAAAATGAAATTTTATTCTACCAGTACCAGTGGTACGTATGCAGGATTTAAACCGTTTGCATACACAAAGAACGGGAAGAATCTTTCACCTAAGAACCCAGGATAACGCCAAGGAAATGGTTCAGATGTTGTTGGTTCTATTGGATACGTTTTATCGGTATGAGTCCAAATGTATTCCAACAATTCAAAAAATTCACTTATGTATTTCTTGAACATCTGTTTACGCATAATATAAGATGTTTCAAAGTTTATCGTGTTACCTTTGAACCAATCAATTTTATTACGGTAGTCTGGAAACAGTTCCATGATTCCTTGAATAAACAAGTTCCAATACTCATATGGTTGAGATTCAAGATATTGTGATTCAATGTCTTTACCTGATAAAGTGATAGGAAGATTTGTAATTAAGTCGTGCTTCTCAAGCAGTTTTAATGCAGTATCTTTCATTGCTTCTGAGGACAAATAATCCGCAGTTGTTTGATTTGCTGCCATGATAACTTTAGGTGCTGATTGTGGCATAGTATCATCAAGTAACAAATACCGACGATAACTTCCTGCTCCAATATAATCTGCTTTACCATACTTCCATAGATAATACTCTGTTGCAAGAACACCCATTGCTTTCAAAAACTCAGACTCACTAACACGTGAATAATGGTGTGCATACTCATGAATACTCAGTTGTCTTGTGGTATTGATATACTCATCATCAGTAGGAGGATGCCAGCCATACGGTGCTTTTTCACCAGCATAGGTTGCTTTTATCCAACTCGATTTGAAGTTGAAAGGAAACGGTTTATGAAAGTGCAAACCCATCAGAATATCATTCACTTGGTGTCTCCTTTTTCTTTTTAAATTCGATCTTTGGTGCAATTATTGCTGATATCATAGCATCACGATAGACTTTTTTATGTTCAGGTTCCATATTGGCCAACATGACCTTCAATGGTTTAGTCATTTTAAAATTAGAATTAGGTTTCATTACCATGCCCAAGAAACATATGAGTACCTAGTGCCTTCAGTCACCAGTTTGACCTCATGTGGATATAAAAAGTTTGAAGGAAATATCATCAACTCACCTGCTTTTAGTTCAACAACTTTATCTTTCCAGAATACAAGTTCACCACCCTTATAATCATCATTTAAACAACCTAGAATTGAAAGTGTTGGTATACCTTTACGGATACCATCAAACATGGAATGAATATGGTCACAATGAAGTGCCATCTGTGTGTCGGTACGATAGCGATTGAAACGAACTTCTGAATAACCATTCCAACTTCTGAACCATGGACATTCAACATCTAAAATATATTTTTTTAGTGTATCCCAAATCTTCTGCATGATCAAATCTTTTGTTTCGATTTTAGAATATGCTATCGAAAGTTCATGTTCATATGAGTGGTAACTATTGTTTTGAACATTATAAAATTGGTGCACCTGGAATTCTTTATCTTTTTCTTCCAGAGCATTGACTGACTTGATACATTCTTCCTCAGAAAGTACCTGATAAACTTTTAGATATGATTCTGTGTTTCTATCCATGATATACCTTTTAATAAGTGGGGCGTAATGCCCCACCGTTTATGATGCTAGATTATCCGCCCAAGTTGAACGTAGATTTTCTGCTTGAGCACGACTCATAGGTTCTTGCTCTTGTAGAAGTTGAGGGTTATAATCACTCAAGTTATTACCAATTTCGACCTTACGTGGTTTCTTGTGTTCTGGAATGATGTTCTCAAGTCCAATGCGTAGAATACCATCCTTGATATCAGCACCTCGTACCTCAATCGTGTCTGCAAGTGTAATCACTTTAGTGAAAGACCGAGTGCCAATACCTTGATGTAGATATGTCACTTCGTCCTTATGTTTCTTCTCACCTTTGATTGTCAAGTTACCTTCTTGGACTTGAACATCAATTTCATCTTTGGTAAAACCCGCAACAGCAATTTCTATGTAATATCTATTATCAAGAGATTTAATGATATTGTGTGGTGGGAAAGTTGATGGTTTGATTTCACTATCAAGAATTTTCTCAACATCACGAATAAAGTTTTCAAAGCCAAGTGTTTGATGGAACAAAGGTCCAAATGAAATACGTGTCATACATTTTCTCCTATTAAGCAAGTTAAAATACGTGACCCCGAAGGCATCACGACTTACTTGCCAATCTCAAACGCTGTGCGATTGACAAGATAAGTTCTTTGAGGATTTGATTGAGTAAAGACCCGAACGAATTCATTGGCGCCTTCTCTAATCACATCATCGTAATCTCTAGTAAATACTTCTTCTTTGGTATACTTATTCACAAGTTTGACCAAATTGTTTTTCGCTTTGTACATGATAAGTCACCATATTAGTAATCAGTTTTCTTTTTACCTATATTATATTTAGCAATCAATTCCCATTCATCTTTTTCTTTGAAAGCAATAATCTTGATCTGATGAATTGGTGCCATATTATGTTCTACTATATCATAGTCCACGATCTTTAGCAACCCCCATTCTTCTAATAAATTGGCAATTGCGTTCCGTCTTTGTATATCATTTTCAGTAATTGTAGATAACTTACCATCTAAAGCAAACAATTCTTTAAAGTGTACAATATAATACTTGCCCTGCTTATGTAAAATATGGCAAGATTGATACAATACCTTTTCTTTACGTGAGGACACACCAATACGGGTTAGTGTCTCACGAACCTTCAAGAAGTCATCCTGTTCTACTAGGGTGACCTCGACAAATTTAGATATATCAACCATTTCATTTTCCTAACCCACCTATAAAGGTTTCTTTTTTTAGTTGTTGGATTTGTTCTTTGGTTAGTAGACGCATGGCATCACGTGCCTTGCCGTCGGAAAGTCCGTAGACCAGTTTGATACATGCTATATCATCATCTTTTTCCGACTTTGCCCACTTCGCAAACGATCTTTTCACAGACCTAACAGTATTTAGTAAAAAGTCATTCTGCATCTTTTTGTCTAAATGGTGGCGCTGGTTCATCTCATTTGCGAGGAGAACGCAGTCCCTATGTTGAGATAAACTTCTATTGGTTAGAAATGGTACGTACTCCTTCTCAGTTAGTTCATCCACGATAAGTTGTTTCTTACCCTGAAGAATCTGATTCACATAGTCAAATGGGTTACTCATTTGAACTCACCATCTGCCATAATTTGAGTCAAACATGCAACCAAATTAATTTCTTGATCAGCAACAAACGCCTGCTTGTATTGGTAGTCTGCCAGAACTATCACCACACCAGGTATGCTGGATGGCTTCAGTATCTCATACAAATTATCATACAGTTTGCGGAAGAACATTGTCGGATCAATCTCTGCGGTTGCTGCCCACTTACGAACAGATGTAAAGTCTTTTTCTTTCATATGTTTGACAATCTGCGTCAACGATATATCACCAATCTGAGAAAGAATACCTACATCAATTTTACCCAGTTGAGCATAACGTTGGAGTTCATTAATAACACGCCGAAAATCTGGAAAGTGTTTCTTGACAAGTTCAACAATTACCTTATCATCATACTCTACCTTTTCAGTTTCAAGTACGGATTGAATACGTTTGAAGAATGCGCTTGCCATCTTCTGCTTCTCACCATTCTTCATAGCAAAGTCAATTACAGCACACCGTGAATGAAGTGGATCAATAATTTTTGCTTTGTAATTACAAGTAAATATAAATGAGCAATTGACTGCAAATTCTTCTATTGCATTACGGAGACATGCTTGTGCATTTGGAGATAGATAATCTGCTTCATCAATAATAATAACTTTACGACCACCAGAGAATGACATTGATGATGCATAGTTCTTTACTTTGACACGAATAACGTCAACACCATTCTCATCAGAACCATTGATTACCATGTAGTCGCAACCGATCTCGTTGCACATTGCTTTTGCTATCGTTGTCTTGCCTACGCCCGCCCCACCAGTCAGTAGGAGATTTGGTATCTGCTTT